ATCAATTACAAGCTTTCGTTCAAGCTATAAGAAACAAAAGAATACTTCTATTGTCACCAACAGCATCAGGTAAATCACTTATAATTTATACGATAGTAAGATACTTACAGAGTCAAGAATATCAAAAAGGTCTATTAATTGTTCCAACAACTTCTTTGGTTGAACAAATGTATAAAGACTTTGAAAGTTATGGTTACGATTCTGATACAAATTGTCACCGTCAATACTCAGGTAAAGAAAAACATACAAATAAATTTTTGACTATCACTACTTGGCAGTCAATCTATAAAAATGAACCTGAGTATTTTGAACAGTTTGATTTTGTTATGGGTGACGAAGCTCATCAGTTCAAAGCAAAATCTTTAACAACTATTTTGTCTGGTTGCGTTAACTCTAAATATAGAATAGGAACCACAGGTACTTTAGATGGTACTCAAACACATAGACTTGTATTAGAAGGACTATTTGGACCAGTTTATAAAGCAACTTCTACTTCTGAATTAATTAGTAGAAAAGAGTTAGCTGATTTTAGAATAAAATGTTTGATTTTAAAATACCCAGATAATGTATGTCAAGCATCAAAGAAGTGGGACTATCAAACTGAAATTGATTATATTGTATTAAATGAACAAAGAAATAAATTTATAAAAAACTTAACACTATCTTTAGAAGGAAATACTTTACTGTTGTTTCAATTTGTTGAAAAACATGGTAAAAAATTATATGAAATTATTAAAGAGTCTACAAAAAATAGACATGTGTTTTTCGTCTTTGGTGGCACAGATGTTGAAGTACGAGAATCGGTTAGAGCAATTACTGAAAAAGAAAGAAACGCAATCATTGTTGCTTCTTATGGGACTTTCAGTACTGGCATTAATATCCGCAACCTTCATAATATTATATTCGCCTCACCTTCTAAATCAAGAATTCGTAATCTACAATCGATAGGAAGAGGACTGAGAAAAGGAGAAAACAAAGAAGAAGCGGTGTTATTCGATATAGCAGATGATATGAGAATAGGTAAACATGCTAATTTTACCTTGAAACATTTCATAGAAAGGTGTAAAATATACGATGACGAAAAGTTCAATTACAAATTTTACAACATAGAGTTAAAAGATGAATAATCAACCAACAATAAAAATAGTAAGACTACAAACAGGTGAAGATATAATCTCTTCTATTGTAGAAGATAATGATAGTGATATGATTCTTTTAAATAACCCTATGAGAATGATAGTGAAAAGGATGCCATCGGAAAAAGGAAGTCAATCTGTCTTTATGATGATGCCTTGGTTACCGATTGAAGTCATTAAGGAAGATTCTGCTATAATCTATAATTCGGATGTTATTACTATGTTTGATCCCAAAGACTCTTTGATTGAATACTATCAGAGTATGGTAAATGAATCTGTACTCACCATGTTACACAGTGATGAGGAAACTGACTTTGAAGAAGAAGATGAACTAACTGAAGAAGAACTAGAAGAGATAGAACGATATAAAGAAGGAAAGCTATTACATTAATCATCTAACGGAACACCGCCACTTTAACATGTGTCAAGCCGTTTGTCAACACTTTTACAGGCAATATTATGACTAAATCGAATCATTACATCAACAACGCAGATTTCCTAGCATCTTTGGTAAAATACCATGAAGAATGTGCGACTGCTAAAAAAGAAAAAACTGAAGAACCTCCTATTCCAAATTATATTGGAGAATGTTTCTTGAAAATTGCGGAACATCTTTCTAGGAAACCTAATTTTATATCATATACTTTCCGTGATGAAATGATTTCTGATGGTGTAGAAAATTGCCTTATGTATTTCCGTAACTTTGATCCGGCAAAAAGTAATAATCCATTTGCTTATTTTACTCAAATCATATATTATGCTTTCTTGCGCCGAATCATGAAAGAAAAGAAACAGTTGTATGTGAAATATAAGGCGACACAACAGTTTGGTATTTTAGATGAAGGTGAGATGTATGAAGATGAGAACGGCAATATGAAACAGTTCGAGCTCTATGATAATATTTCTGAATTCATACAAAATTTTGAAGAGAATAAAAGAAAGAAAAAAGAAGGCAAAACAAAAGGCATAGACAACTTCGTAGAAGAATAATTTATGAAATTATGTATATTGGGTGATACTCACTTCGGTGCTCGAGGTGATTCTTTAGATTTTCACAAATATTTCCAAAAGTTTTATGATGGTATACTTTTCCCCTACCTTATAGAGAACGACATTAAGACGGTCGTTCAAATGGGTGATTTGTTTGATCGTCGAAAGTTTATCAATTTCAATTCACTCTATCTCTGTAGAAAATATTTCTTTGATAAATTAAAAGAACACAACATACAACTATACGCTTTAGTTGGTAATCATGATGTCGCATTTAAAAATACCCTCGAAGTAAACTCACCAAATTTATTATTGAACGAGTATGAAAATGTATTTTTGATTGAAAAATTTCATACAGAAAATTTTGATGGTGTAGACATTGATATAGTACCTTGGTTGTGTGCCGACAACGAAGAAGAAATCTTTCAAAAAATAAAAAACAGTAAATCACAAATATGTTTTGGGCATTTTGAAATAGACGGTTTCGAAATGGATAGAGGCAATGTTCATCAAGGTGGGCTTGACAGAAAGACATTATCCAAGTATGATATAGTATTAAGTGGTCATTTTCACCATAAATCTTCATCAGACAATGTTACCTATGTGGGTACACCCTATGAAATGACCTGGTCTGATTATGATGATCCAAAAGGGTTTCATATTTTTGATACCGATAACCGCGAACTTCAGTTTGTCAAAAATACTTTCGTCATGTTCAATAAGATTGTATATGATGATGCACAGACGGATTTTGAGTTTTGGAAAAAATACGACTACAATAAACTAAAAGACTCTTATGTTAAAGTTATTGTTTTGAATAAACAGAATCCTTTTTTGTTTGAACATGTTTTAGATAACTTGTACAAAATTGGTCTTAGTGACCTTTCTATAGTTGAAGATTTCAGTGAGAATATCCTCGGCGATGATAGTGACATTATAGATCAAGCTGAAGATACGATGACTATACTTTCCAAGTACATTGATAATTTAGAAATCGATATTGAATCTGATAAATTGAAAACTCTTATGAGAGAACTTTATATTGAGGCTTTGAATACTGAGGTGTCTGACTAGTGTTACTTTTTAGAAACATCAAGTGGAAAAACCTGTTAAGTACAGGCAATAGTTTTACAGAAATAAAACTAGACAATCAAACTAACACTCTTATTGTTGGTGAGAATGGCTCAGGTAAATCTACTTTACTTGATGCCTTATGCTTCGCACTTTTCGGAAAAGCATTTAGAAATATTAATAAACCAAATCTTGTTAATTCAATTAACGGCAAAGAAACTGTAGTCGAGGTTACTTTTGATACCAATAACAAGTCTTATAAAATTGTAAGAGGTATTAAACCGAATGTGTTCGAAATTTATTGCAACAATGAATTGTTAAATCAAGAGGCTGCATCTAGAGATTATCAAGATTACTTAGAACGATTTATTCTCAAGATGAATTATAAATCGTTCACACAAATTGTAATTTTAGGTTCTGCTTCGTTTACACCCTTCATGCAATTGTCTGCATCTGATCGCAGGTCAATTATTGAAGATTTGTTAGACATACAGATTTTCTCTACGATGAACAATATCGTAAAAGAAAAAATCTCAAAGAACAAAGAGAATTCTACGATAAAAAAGAGTGACATTGAACTTTGTTCGCAAGAATATAAGTTAAAAAAAGAACACTTAGACAAATTAAATTTAGATACTGATGCCAAGGTGACTGAGTATGAGAATGAAATACAAACTAATAATGACACCTTGGAAGTCCTACATGGAGAAATTGAAGAATACACAACTAGAATTGGAGAGTTGCAGACTGCCGTATCGAACAAGATGGAAATTGAAACGAAAGTTAAAAAGATATCCAAACTTGAAACGCAGATTGAAAACAATATCTCCAAATTCAACAAAGATATTGATTTTTTCCAGCATCACGATGATTGTCCAACGTGTAGACAAGCCATTGCCTTGGAGATTAAAGAAAAAGAAATTGAATCACTTACTGGAAAAGTCAATGAGTCTAAGCAAGGTCTTAATGAACTTGAATCTAAATTAAATGGAGAACAACAAAAACTTAATGACATAGTAGAAAAACAAAAAGAAATACAAACTATTCAAGTTGAAGTTGCTACTAAGAATGCTTCGATTACAGGTATAAACAAGTACATTAGTAAATTGCAGTCTTTAATACTTGAACTTAAAAATAATAAAACCAGTACTCAGAAAGAGGAAGATACTTTAAAAGAACTGAAGTCTGCATTACATAAAATGCAGGAAGAGTTGAAAGAACTTATTGAAGAAAAAACATATTATGAATTCGCATCTAATCTATTAAAAGATACTGGTATTAAAACAAAAATTGTAAAACAATACTTACCAATTATAAACAAACTAGTAAACAAGTATTTGGCTTCTTTAGATTTCTTTGTCAATTTTAATTTGGATGAATCTTTCAAAGAAACAATTAAGTCCAGGCATCGAGATGAATTTAGTTACCACAATTTTTCTGAAGGTGAAAAACAAAGAATCGATATGGCATTAATGTTGACATGGAGAGCGATTGCAAAGTTAAAAAATTCTTCAAATACCAATTTGTTGATATTAGATGAGACTTTCGATTCTTCACTAGATTCTAGTGGTACGGATGAATTGATGAAGTTATTACATATGTTAGAGGGTGTAAATTTATTTGTCATAAGTCACAAAGGTGATATACTACAAGATAAGTTTATGAATGTGATACGATTTGCAAAAGAGAAGAACTTTTCTAGGATAGTAAAATGAATTTTCAAGAATACTTAACTTGGTATAGAGATGTTGTAGATAAAGAAGTTGAAGGATGGTTTTATCCTATCGACATAATTGTTATGTATGGCATATTGAAAGAGATGCAAAAAAATGTTCCAGGAGAAATATGTGAGATTGGTGTAGCTTATGGTAAAAGTGCCATTGCTATTTCTAATTTTAAAAGATCGGAAGATAATTTTTACCTCTATGATATTTTTCCACAACATGTTTATGATAAATGTTTGGAAAATATTAACAAGTTTGGTACACCTGAAAATTTAGTTTGGAGAATAGAAGATACTACCAATCTTAAACACAACCAAAAACTATTCGATAAACCTTTAAGATTCTTACACATTGATGGTTGCCATGAACATTCTGCCGTACTAAGTGATTTGCAATTCTTCAGCCATTACATGGTAGACCAAGGAATAATAGTGCTTGACGATTTCAACGACTACGAGTATCCTGGTGTGAACAGTGCTGCCATAGAATTCAGTTTGGCAAAATATAATAGTAAAAACTGGAGAGTCTTTGCTATCGGTGATAATAAAGCTTACATGTGTCAGAAAAAGTATGTGACGACCTACCAGACCTTGTTGGCAATGTTTATGAAAAATTCATTACAAACAATGAACGTTCCTTTTCCTTTACCTTTGGGACTTCGTGAAATGCTTGATGTAAATGTATTGATGTGTGATTCCCGTGAAGATTGGGAGTACAAAAAGATTGTAGAAAATATAAATGATAAACCTAGAATAGGATAAAGTTATGAGTGACGTTTTAACGCTTGATACTTCTGAAGGTATAACAAAATTTAAAGAAGAAAAACCTCAACTATTAACTGTGTATTCCGATAAACATCCAATGTTGAGAGAAGTTATGCCAGAATATACTGAACCTTTACCAAACAAGGAGATGTATGATTTGGTAAGAAGTATGAAAGAGACTATGAAGATTTATGGTGGTATAGGTCTTTCTGCTAATCAGTGCGCTATAAGAAAAAGACTATTTGTCATGGGCACCGATCAATTTCAAATTACATGTATTAATCCAAAAGTATTGGAAGTTTCAGAAGAAAAGATTAAAGAAACAGAAGGTTGTTTGTCTTTTCCTGCAATGTTTATGAAAGTTGAAAGACCAAAATCAGTTCTTGCTGAATACACAGATGAAAACGGAGAAGTTCACAAAGAATGGTTTCATGGTTTGACTGCACGTTGTTTTTTACATGAAACTGACCATATGAATGGAATAAAATTTACAAAGTATGTTGGACCAGTTGCAATAAGACTGGCTGAACAAAAACAAAAGAAAAAAATTAAAACAGTTAAGAGACAGATGAAAAATGCCGTATAGTTTTGATCCTAAAGATGATGTTGAAGCCCAGTGGAATAAATGGCAAAACTCTGGTATTGAATATCAAAGCATAGATGTCGATCAGTTGCGCGAGAAAACTATAAAAGAACTCACGTATGTGTCTGGTATGGATGTTAAAGAATATACACTGTTTCAAAAATGGTGTGAGGTTCAAGAAAAATATCCTACAATGTTAGTCAACGATCTATGGGAAGGTGAAAAGAAAGTTCTCATAGATGATGAACAAAGAAGGTCGATTGAAGAAATTAAAAATAATTTCTGGATACCCAATTCACCTGATGATTATTTGAATTTACAACCAGAGTTGGTCTATACAAATAAAGAAGATGGTCTGCCAGAATTATGGAACACTATACGAACATTTTCTTCTACGATGAAGAACAATTCAAACATTGGTCGTAATTTAAATTTTATTGTTCGTGACAAAGTAAGTAAAAAGTATCTTGGTGTTATTTGTATTAGTTCTGACTTCTTGGATTTGACACCAAGAGATAACTTTATTGGTTGGTCGAGAGAATTAAAAACTCAAGGTGGTATGATTAATCATACAGCTATTGGATCAACAATCGTTCCTTTACAACCTTTAGGTTTTAATTATGTTGGTGGCAAATTACTTGCATTACTATGTTTGTCTGATCCAGTACAGCAATTGTGGGAAAAACTTTACGGTGATAAATTAGTATCTGTAACTACTACATCACTATATGGTAAAACAAAAGCAGGTGGGTTATCACAGTATGACAATTTAGATCATTGGCTTCCGATGGGTTTTACTTCTGGTTCCGTTTCATTTGAACCTTTGACAGATACTAGATATATGATACGTGAATGGTTGAAAACAAATCATACAAGAAAATACTTTGAATGGTACGTTGCAAAGAAACCTTCTGGTCAACCACATAAAAGAGATCATAAAAATCGTTCTTTGAATTTTACATACACACAATTAAACATACCAAAAGAATTGATTCGTTCTGAACATGCAAGAGGAATTTATTTTTCACCGTTATATGATAAGTCTTGTGAATTTTTACGTGGCGACCATGACGGTAAAAATATGAATAAGTTATTTGATACTAGTGTTGAATCATTGGTTGATATTTGGAAACAGAAACATGCTAAACCAAGAATCAAACAATTGGCAAAAAAGAATAAAGTTTCTTATGATTCTCTATTCTATGATGATCTTATCTACCTAACTTGGGAAGAAACAAAAGAGAAATACCTTCCACAGGTTGGTCGGTAATAATAAAAAAAAGTGCTTGACAATTATATAAAGTTCCTATATAATTCATATCTGAAATGCGGAGAGTCCGAGACAACCTGCCCCCGCAGGTAGAGAGGTTTAACTCCTCTTATCCGCTCCACCCATGTTATCAAATTGGCAACAGTTGTTAAAAAGACAACGGCTTGACTTTTCCTTTTTCCTGTGTTATAATATACTTATACGATAGAAAAGGTATCTAAATGACAACTTTTACCGCAGAGACCAAATCGCAGTTGGCAAAACTCCTTGCCACCGAAAACTTGCGAATTGAACACCAAAAGATTCGTACAGCCCGATTCGATCCAAAGAATCGGGTTTTATATTGTCCTATTTGGAAAGATATGTCAGGAGCTCTTTATGATCTTTTGATGGGTCATGAAGTAGGTCACGCTTTGTACACTCCTGCTCAAGGTTGGCATGATGCAGTTTGCGATAAAGGTAGGAACTATAAATCGTTTTTGAATGTTATTGAAGATGCTCGAATTGAGAAAAAAGTAAAACGAAAGTATCCTGGCATTCGTAAGTCTTTTGTTACTGCCTATAATGAATTGATGGAAAGAAATTTCTTTGAGGTTAAAGGTAAAGACCTCAATAAAATGTCCTTCATTAATCGATTGAATCTTTTCACAAAATCTTCTGGAACTATTGATATTACTTTTACTGACTTTGAACAAAAGCTTGTAGAAGAAGTTATGCGTTGTGAATCTTGGGAAGATGTTCTTCGTGTTACTGGTCTTGTTTGGGATTATTCCAAAGATGAACAATTCGAAATGATGCAAGATTTGGATTTCGATGATTTGAAATTTGATGAAGATGGCGAATACGAATTTGAAAATGAATTAGAAGAATCTGAAGAAGGTTTTGATTCGGAAGATTCACAGAAAAAAGGAAAATCTTCGGCTCAATCTGATGAGAATGGTGAAGAAGGTGAAGGTTCTGGAAGTTCAAATAAATTCGACACTGAATCGAATGAAGAAAATAAAGAAGAAGGTGAAATTTTTTCGATAGAACGAAATAAAGAATCTACTCTTGCAAATAAAGATATGTTTCAACCTTTCTGCGAAACTGATGATGCATTTCGTATGAATGAAACCAATCTACTTGATGAAAAGTGTAAAGAGTATATCTACGTTACTTTACCTACTCCTGTTTTGAAAAATATTATTACGCCAGCTGCTCGTGTGCAAAATATTTTGACAGAATATTATTCTCAATACTCAAACAGGAATGAACTGTTTAATACATTCAAACGAAAAAACGAACGATTCATTTCTTTGCTTGCAAAAGAATTTGAAATGAAGAAGGCGGCTTCTTGTTATGCAAAAGCCAAAACTTCAAATACGGGAGATATTGACGTATCGAAACTTTACAAATACAAAATCGATGATTCTATCTTTAAGAAAATAATGAGAATACCGAAAGGTAAATCTCACGGTTTGATTTTGCTTCTAGACAAATCAGGTTCAATGTCAAACAATATGAAAGGCTCGATTGAGCAGATTCTAGTTTTGGCCATGTTCTGTAGAAAAGTAAATATTCCTTTTTCAGTTTATGGATTCGGAAATAATACTACTGGTTATTGTATTGATAACGATGTTGATAATGTCGGTGAAAATGAAAGGTTTTTCAAACACAAAGTTGGTGATATCCGAATGAATGCTGTGTTCCTTAGAGAATACATTAATTCGAGAATGAGTAATGTCGAATTCAACAACTCTTTGAAAAATATGGTTTGTTTGTTGAATGGTTTTACTTCAAGATATGGTAGAGATTATCCTAGTGCAGAATGTTTGTCAAACACTCCTTTAACTGAAGCTATTGTTGCTACTGAAGCAATTACGCAAGAATTTAGAAAAGTAAATAATCTAGATATTGTAAATTTGGTGATTGTGCATGATGGTGATGCAGATAGTATATCTCACTATAATACTGGTCATGATGATGACGGAGTTCTTGAAGTTGGTAGATTTTCAACCAGTTATTTTAATGTTTTCCTTCGTGACAACAAAGTTCATTTCGAGGATAAATTAGAACACGACACTTTGAATTCTTCCGTTCTGAAATGGTATAAACAAAAAACTGGTGCGAATGTTTTTGGTTTCTTTATAACAGAAGATAACGCCAGTAGTATGAATGGTGCTATTTGTAAAAATTTCTACGGTGAAAATGAAACGAAAAATTTCTACGATAGAATTGAAAATTATCATGAAAGAAGAGATGCTGCAACTACACTAGTCAAAAAATTGAAAAAAGAAAAGTTTTTATTGTCGAAAAAACCAGGATTCAAAAGTTTTTTTATTGTGCCTGGTGGTAGCAATTTGCAGATTGATGATGGTGAACTTGAAATTGATGAAACTAAAAAAATTACGGCAACAAAATTGACTAATGCGTTTTTGAAATACAATAAAAAACGCCAAGTGAATCGTGTTTTGGTTTCAAAATTTATTGATGGTATTGCGGTATAATGTTGTGCCGAAACAACACTGGTCTTGACTTTTCTGACCAGTGTGTTATAATGGTGGTATAAATTGATTGTTCCTAACGGAGATTATATTATGAGTAGTCGCAACGAAAAGCGTCAAAAGTTCTTAAATGCTTTGGTGGCAACTGGTGCCAAAACGGTAACACTTGATGAGATTAAATCGATTGCAGAAGATTTAGATATTGGTATTCCTTATTGGTTTATCAATGAAGAAGAAAATCGTATAAAGCGTGGTGTTTATAAAGTACCATCAACCAAAAATACTACGACAGTTGAAACTGTAGATATGCAAGCTCAAATCATTCCTATGACAAAAAATGAAAACAAATCTGCAAATAGGATTTCTTCTATCGTAACTGATCTTGAAATTGAAAACCTTGTACCCACAAAATACAAGAACTATGTTCCTTTCGGAAACTTTGAAGATATAGTTTCGATCATTCAATCACAAAGTTTCTATCCAATTTTTATTACAGGTCAATCAGGTAATGGTAAAACAATGTCTGTCGAACAGGCTTGTGCCAAACTTGGTCGAAAGTTTGTGTGTGTTTCGATGACACCTGAAACTGATGAAAGTGATTTGTTTGGTAACTTTATTCTAATCAATGGTCAAATGGAATGGCGTGATGGTCCTGTAACCGTTGCGGCTCGTCAAGGTGCAGTTTTGTGTATTGATGAAGTTGACTATGGTGCTCAGAACCTTTCCTCTTTGCAACGTGTACTTGAAGGTAAACCATTTCTTCTGAAAAAGAAAAATGAACTAATTGTTCCTGCAAAAGGTTTTACCGTTGTTGCTACTGCTAACACAAAAGGTAAAGGTTCAGAAGATGGTCGTTATATGTTTACGAATGTTCTGAATGAAGCTTTTCTTGAGCGTTTCTTGAATACTATGGAACAAGATTGGCCTCCCGTTAAAGTTGAACGTAAGATTATCGAGAAAGAATTGGAATCTTCGGGTCGTGCAGACAAAGAGTTTGCTGAAAAACTTGTAACGTGGGCTGATATTATCCGTAAAACCTTCGTAGAAGGTGGTTGTGATGAAGTGATTTCAACTCGCCGTCTTGTACATATCGCAAAAACTTATGGTGTTTTTGGTGATAAGATGAAGGCAATTAATTTGTGTTTGAATCGTTTTGATGAAGATACCAAAATTTCTTTCGGTGATCTTTATACGAAAGTTGATGCGGGTGCTAATACCCAAACAATTATGGCACAGACCGTTGAGGCTGCGCCTACGGTAAATGATGAAGTTCCTTTCTAATTTGCCTGTAAAACACTTGACACTACACACGTATTATAGTATAATACTAACATAATTTGAGAGAACGGTTGCCTCTCAAATGAATTTTTCAAAGCAACCTGTTTTAAAACATGGAGTATTTTGTTATGTCAGTTAAATCTAAAATCCTTGCTTACCTTTCTAAAGAAGATGGTTACAACACTTTGACCCCTGCTAAGATGCAGTCAATGTTCGGTGTTGCTAATCCTTCTGCAACAATCAATGATCTTCGCAATGAAGGTCATGCTATTTACTTGAATAGCCGTTACAACAGCAGCGGAGAGAAAGTTTTCTTCTACCGTCTTGGTACTCCTACTAAGCGTATGGTCGCTGAAGGTATTGCAGCAATTCGTGCTCAAGGAGAGCGTGCATTTGCCTAAGATTTCTAAATAAAGTTTAGAAATCTCACACAGAGAGGATATATATTTGTATCCTCTCTTTTTTTATTATACAATGGGTAAACTATGGAAATACAAATCAAATTAGATGAATTGAAGAAGAATAAACTTTTTGTGGCTACACCAATGTATGGTGGTATGAATCATGGTCTTTACGCAAAGTCTTGCCTTGATTTGCAAACATTGATGATGCGTTATGGCATTGACGTTAAATTTTCTTTCCTCTTCAACGAATCCCTAATCACCCGAGCACGAAACTATTTGACGGATGAATTTCTTCGTTCAGATTGTACACACATGTTGTTTATCGATTCGGACATTCACTTCAACCCACAAGATGTTTTAGCATTAATGGCTCTTGATAAAGATGTTATTGGTGGTCCTTATCCTAAAAAATCTATTAACTGGGGTAATATTGCACATGCTGCTCGTAAACATACAGAAATGGATCCAAGAGAATTAGAACAATTAGTTGGTGAATATGTATTCAATGTTGTAAAAGGCACTCAACAGTTTCAGGTTACTGAACCACTACAAGTTTTGGAAATTGGAACTGGTTTCATGATGATTAAACGTCATGTTTTTGAACAACTTGAAAAATCATATCCACAACTTCGTTACAAACCAGATCATATTGGCCAAGCCCACTTTGATGGTACTCGTTACATTCATGCTTACTTCGATACTATTATTGACACCGCAGACTCAGCAACAGGTGGTGGATCAGATCGTTATCTAAGTGAAGATTATATGTTCTGCCAGTTGTGGCGTAAAATTGGTGGAGAAATTTATCTATGTCCTTGGATGAAAACGCAACACATTGGTACATACGCATTTACTGGGAACATGCCTAAGGTTGCTGAACTAACTGGTAAATTGTAATGAATCCAGAAGGTCGTAAATTTGATGGAGGTAAACTAGAATATGGTTTACTTCCACCACAAGCTCTCAAAGCAACAGTTGATGTATTAACTTTTGGTGCTCAAAAATATGAACGTGATAATTGGAAAAAAGTACCAGATTCCAAACGTAGATATTTTGATGCCTTGCAAAGGCATATTTGGGCATGGAAAGAAGGCGAGAAAGATGATCCTGAATCAGGTAAACATCACTTAGCTCATGCGCTTTGTTGCCTCATGTTTCTGTATGAACATGATACAATATATTCTGTTGATGAATAAACTAAATTATGGAGTAGATAATGAAACTATCAAATGATACAATCACTGTACTAAAAAACTTTGCAACAATCAATCAAGGCATTTATTTCAAACAAGGTAAAACAATTAAAACTGTTTCACCTCAAAAGAATATTATGGCTGAGGTTACAGTTGAAGAAGAATTTCCAATTGACTTTGGTGTATATGATCTGAATAATTTTCTTTCGGTCATTTCACTACACAAAGATGATACAACTCTTTCCTTCAAAGACAAGAATATTTTAATCTCTGGTCTAAAAGGCAGAAGTGAAATTAAATATCGTTTTTGTGAACCACATATGATCGTTGTTCCACCAGAAAAAAATGTTGTTGTTCCTGATCCTGAAATCAAGTTCACATTGAACTCTGATGATTTCGATTGGATTATGCGAACAGCTGCTGTACTTTCTTCACCACATGTTGCTGTCGAATCTGATGGTGAAAAAGTGTGCGTTACAACTTTTGATTTGCAAAATGATTCTGCACACACAAATTCTATTGAAATTGTAGAAGGTACTGGTAATAAGTATAAGATGATCTTTAGAACTGAGAATCTTAAAATTATTTCTGGTTCTTATGACGTTTCTATTTCTTCAAAAGGAATCTCACATTTCAAAAACAAGAATAGAAACATTCAATATTGGATTACAACCGAAACTGGTTCCAAATTTGAAAAAGCAAACTAATTAATACTTGGTTTTTTATTATGATTTATGTGAAAGGTAGTTATGGAACAAGTATTGTGGACCGAAAAGTATCGTCCGAACACGGTCGAGGATTGTATTCTCCCCGACCGTTTAAAAAAACCATTTCAAGAATACGTCAATCAGAAAACTATTCCGAACCTACTGTTGAGTGGTGGGGCAGGAGTAGGCAAAACAACCGTAGCCAAAGCGATGTGCAAAGAGATCGGCTGCGACTACATGATAATCAATGGTTCTGATGAATCGGGTATCGACACATTTAGAACAAAGATAAAACACTATGCCTCAGCAATGTCTTTTGCTGGCGGCAGAAAAGTTATTATCATTGATGAAGCCGATTATCTAAACCCAAACTCAACTCAACCAGCATTGCGAAATGCTATTGAAGAGTTTGCTGGTAACTGTTCTTTTATTTTCACTTGTAATTATAAAACTCGTATCATAGAACCATTACACAGTCGTTGTGCTGTGATTGATTTTGGTTTGAAGAATGGTGAGAAGGTGAAACTCGCTTCTCTCTTTCATAAGAGAATTGAGTCAATTTTGCAAAGTGAAAAAATTGACTTCGACAAGTCAGTTGTTGCTGAACTAATCAAAAAACATTTTCCAGATTTTCGTCGTGTTATAAACGAACTGCAAAGATATTCTCAGTTCGGTAAAATCGATACTGGTATTCTTGCACAGATTGGTGACGTTTCAACTAAAGAGTTGGTAAAACATATATCATCTAAAGATTTCGGTGCGATTCGTAAATGGGTTGCAACTACAGAAATTGATGGTAATACATTGTTCAGAAAAATCTATGATGCAATGTATGATGTATTGAAACCTACATCGATACCTAAAGCAGTTTTGATTCTGGCTGACTATCAATACAAACAAGCATTTGTTGCAGACCAAGAAATCAATATGGTCGCTTGTTTAACAGAATTGATGGTCGAATGTGAGTTTGTATGAATGGAGAAACAAATGCTATTTTCAAATGGATACATGATGACTTTAAGTCCTATCCTGCTCGCTTTGCTGCCGAGCTTATTGCTTGGGCTATTAGCATCGGGTGTAGTCTTACTATGGCACTTACCGTTCCGAATCCTCCCCTTCTGGTTTTATATCCTTTTTGGATTACTGGCTGTGTTATCTATTCTTGGGCTGCTTATAGCAGGAGATCGTTTGGAATGCTTGCTAACTATTTGTTGATTGTTACGATAGATACTATTGGTTTAATACGGATGTTATAATGGAAGAAGAATCGAATTACGTACCTCTTGTGGCAAAGTTTAGAAGATTAAGAAACAAACTTAAATCTAA